CTCTATCACGGTTGTGCGACAGTCAGGGGCGATTGACCCTTCGGTTGAAGCTTACGGCGTTACGACCTCAGCTACAGGGGACAGGTGCGATCTTCTCGTCCTTGACGACGTTACGGACGACCGAAACAGCCTGTTTTCAAAACGCAGGCGGGACGAAGTGCACGAAACCGTTGTGAACAAATGGTTCAACCTCCTTCACCCCGCAGGCGGCAGGATTTGGTGGATCGGAACGCCTTGGCATTCTGACGACGCTTTAATGCGCATGCGAAGGAGCGGCTCTTTTGCCGTTTTTGAGCGCAGGATAACCGAGGACCTCAAGCCGCTCTGGCCCGAGGTCTGGCCCAAGGAAAGGCTTATCCAGCAGCAGCAGGCCATAGGTTCCCACGCTTTTGCCCGTGCGTTTCACTGCAAGCCGGTCTCCTCCGAAGAGCTGCTTTTCAAGGAGGAATACATAAGCGAAGAGGACCTGCCTTCTGAAGGCCCTTTCATTTACTACATGGGCATGGACTTGGCCTTCAGTGCGAAGCCTGGAAGCGACAGGACTGCCATTGTGACGGTCTGCCAGCATGGTCCGAAGGCTTATGTGGTGGACGCTTGGGCCAGGCGTGGGGTCAGCATTACGTACTTGAAGCGGTTCTTGCCGGAATACGCCAAGAGATTCGCCCCGGGACTTCGGGCCATTTTCATAGAAAGCGTCCAGGCGCAAGCTGAGATCGTGCGGGAACTTGCGTCAACCTTGAGCCTTCCCATTTATCCCCAAAGTACCGGTAATCTCCCCAAGGAACTTAGGCTTTGCAGGCTTGCTTCTTTACTTGAGTCCGGACTGGTGGTATTAAAGAGACCTGTGGAGGGACAGCTCAAGGAACTTGTGCAGGAACTTTTGGAGTACCCGCACGGCCGGCATGACGACCTGGCGGACGCACTTTGCTACGCCGTTTCTCAAGTCCGCCAAGTGGGAAGCGGCATTGGAGTGCGGGTTACGCTGCTTGGCTGATCCCTGTGGAGGGCGGCTCGATTGTTTCGCAAGATCCTTGGGCTTTTCAGGCGACAGAGGGGAAGGACCAAGACGGCTCTTGACAACTACCTTGAGAAGTCCTGGGCCGTTGTAAACCCCATCAAGGTTGCAGGCACTGATATTGACAAGCCGTATGCGCAGCATCCTTGGGTTTACGCTGCGGTAAACGCCATAAGCAGCCGTGTGGCCTCTGTCCCCTACAGGCTTTTCTCAGGAAGCGGGCCTATAACAAGCGGCCCCTGGTGGCGTGTTTTCAGGCAGCCGAACCAGTACTGGAACCACGGGGACCTGTGGTCCGCCACGGTTACCACGCTTCTTCTCAACGGAAACGCCATTTGGGTGCTTGACCGTCGCAGTTGGCGCGAAGCGCCCAAGCGGATTGTGGTTCTGAGCCACAAGAGGTTCCAGCTTGTTACGGACAAGAAGTCCAACACTGTTAAAAGCTGGATCTATCGCCCCCCGAACCGGCCCTCTGAGCCTCCCATTGAGCTCGCCCCCTATCAGATCGTCTGGTGCAGACTTTACAACCCCTACGGCGGCCCTCTTGATTGGGGCCTCAGCCCGCTTGAGGCGGCCAAGCTGTCGGTCCAAATGGACTGGGCCGCAATGCTTTTCAACAAGAGCTATTTTGAGAACTCAGCCAACCCGGGCGGGGTCCTGAAGGTCGATCGCCTCCTAACTCAAGAGTAAAAGAAACTCATAGAAGAGCAGTTCAGCGCAAAGTACGAGGGGTTGCAAAAAGCCTTCCGCACGATCTTCCTTGAAGGCGGTGTAAGTTACGACCCCTTCACGATCAGCCATGATGACATGCTCTTCATTGACCAGAGGAAGCTCACAAGGGAAGAGATCTGTGCTGTTTTCAACGTGCCGAGCTCGCTTCTCGGCGTTATGGAGCGAGTGTACAAGGCGACGGCTGACACCATTCACCGCCAATTTTGGGAGGGCACCGTCCTTCCGCTTATAAGGCTGATCGAGGCCACGCTTGACTCGCAGCTTTGGGCTCCGATTGAGGACGACCCGCTCAAGGTGGAGCCTACAAGTCCCCGTGGGGCTTTTGACCTTACGGAGGTCTCAGCGCTCCAGGAGCTTCTTGATGCCAAGCTTGCCCGTGCGGTTAAGCTCTGGAACATGGGAGTGCCTTTTAATGTGATCAACGAGAGGCTGGGGCTGGGTTTCCCTAACCTACCTGGTGTTGGCGATACCTCCTTTGTACCTGTGAACGTGGCTCCCTATGGGAAGCCCCTTGTCTCTGCCAGGACCCATCCAACGTCAACGCCCGCGGAACGCAGTGACGCCACGCCTACCGACGAATGGCAGCACTTTCAGGAGCGGCCTTCAGCTACACCCGGTCCCAGCCTTGATTTCTTAATGGACCTTGCAAGGCCCTACAAAGCGGAGCTTCTCACCGCCACGAGGGGCTTTTTCCAGAAGGTGAAGCTCAGGCTCAGAAAGCAAGCTGAGCGGGCCAAGCCGGGTGATACCATTGAGATCCCGGCCCAGGCTTGTGAAGCGTTTGAGCAGAGGGTGGCTGAGCTGTTTGAATCCTTTGAGCTTGCGGTGAAGGAAGCCACGGGCAACGGTGCCAGGCCGGCATGGACCCCGGGGAAGTTTGCAAGCGAGATTTACAGGCAGTTGAGAAGAGAAATCGCCGAACGCGGCCTTGCCGACGGCGTTAAGGCTGCCAGGCGAACTTTGAAGGACATGGTGGAGACAGCTTTGAATGTGCAACTTTGAGTTGAGAGGAAAGTTGAGAAGTGGAGATAGGGGAACTTCAGAGTTTGGTGGCTGTTTTTGCGACGGCCGCTGCGGCCATAGCTTACGCGGCGAACTTGGGTCTTGCAGTGAGAAACCTGAAAATGCGGCTGAAAGAGATAGAGACGCAGTTTGACAGGCAGCGCGAACGCGAGGCTTCATGGCATACAGAAATGGTCGAGCGTTTCGCCCAGATACAGAACATGCTCAACGAGAAACTCGGTGAGCTGATTGTGAGCGTTCGGCTTCTTGAACAGAAAGTTGACAAGCTCAATGGAAACGGAGCGGCTAAAGATGGGTAACCAGAGCAAACCCGACATTGCCAAGTTGGACAGAGGAACGCTTTTTTGCCAGGTGCGGTCCGTACCGGACAAGGACCGCGTGTACAGGTTCATCGGCACAACCGCGATCCGGGACCGAATGGGCGATGAGATCCCGCTTGACGGCTGGCAGTTTGACAATTACCTGCGTAACCCCGTCGTCTTGTGGGCTCATAGATACGATCTGCCGCCTGTTGGAAGGACGCTGCAGATCAAGAAAGGGAAAACCCCGGACGGCAACTACGGCTGGGTCTTTGAGGTCGAGTTCGCCCCGGAAGATGCCAATCCTTTTGCAGAGCAGATACGCAAGTTGGTGGACGGGGGCTTTCTCAATGCCGTTTCCGTCGGCTTCCAGAGCTTGAAGTCAAAGCCGATCGAGGAAAGCGAGGAAGAGCTCGAAAAGCGCCTTGAGGAGAATCCGGACCTAAGGCCCGGGCTTAAATTCGAGAAAAAGGAGCTCTGGGAGCTTTCGATTTGCCCGGTCCCGGCGAATCCCCAGGCCCTGCGCAAGGCCATCTCAAACGGCCAGGTGGAAGTCCCGCGTGAGGTTGAGCTTGCAATGGCCCACCTGGACTTGATCCAGTCATACGAAGCGCTTCACACAACAGCCCGGATAAAGAAGCAGCTTGAGGAGCAGGGCAAAAAAAGTGAAGCGCAGGAGAAGAAAGAGGAGGAAGCGCCGGCGCCGAAATCCGAGGAAGACCCCTACGAAGGAGTCGAGATAAAGGGGGCGATTCCCTACTCGGTGCACGGCGACGGGCCGAAAGCTCCTGAAGATACGCCTTGGAATGCAGGTGAAGAGCTGAAGAAGGCAACCGGCGATGCCAAGAAGCTGCGTCGAATGCACGCCTGGGTCAACTCCTCTGCAGACGGTTTTGATCCTGCAGAGCGGCAATGGTATAAGCTGCCGCATCACAAAGGCGACGGTGCCCAGCCTGTTGTCTGGCGCGGGGTTGCTGCGGCCATGGCCCGGCTCATGCAGGGAAAGACCGATATTCCGGAGAAGGACCGCAAAGGCGTTTACAACCACTTGGCGCAGCATTACAAGCAGTTCGGGAAAGAGCCTCCTGAGTTCAAAGAAGCGCCCGAGGTTGTAACAAAGCCGGGTTGGGAAGACTCGGAAAGTTGGACCGAGATCAAGTATCGTGTCCGCGACCCGGACGAGTTTGAGAAGGACAGCTTCCGAAGGATAACGCTTAAGAAGTCCAAGCCGAGGGTTTTCGCTGTAATAGGCAGGCCCAAGGGGCAGAACACCACCAAAATTCAAAGCCTTCGGTTCCCGAAGGACGACGGCTGGACCATTGACAAGGCGAAGAAGTGGGTGAAGGATCACCCTGACTTGCTGAAGTTCATAGACGACATCTGGGTGGAACTTATCGAGGCATTTGCTCCCGAGCGGAAAGCCGAATCGGCTCCCCAAGGGGAGAACGAAAGGCAGAAGCAGGAGCAAGGCCAAGGTAAATCTCCGCTTAGGTTTCGTATCGTAGCGGACGACCCCCCATCGGATGAACGGAACGAAGAAATGACCATCAGAATCAAAATGGAGGGAGATAACGACCATGAGCAAGACGATTGAGCTTACTCAAACGCAGCTCAACGAGCTTATAAACAAGGCCGTTGAGGAAGCGGTAAAGCCGCTTGCGCAGAAGGTGACTGTTCTCGCCGAGGCCAAGGCAAAAGCTGAGGCTGAAGAGCAGTCGGACTCCAAGGTCGCCAAAGTGGTGCAGAGCTGGAGCTCTTACGATCCTGAGGAAGTGGCCGAACGCACAAAGGAAATGCAGGCCAAGTTTCTTGAGAAGATCCGTAAGAGCGGCAAGATTCCTTATGACGAGTTCTCCTTCGTGCGGTATATCCGGGCGAAGATGACAGGTGACTGGAAGCATGCGCCGTTTGAGAAGATGGCGCTTGAAGCCAGCGCCGAGATCGCCCAGAAGGAGGGGTACTACAAGACCCTGAGCTACGGCGGCGGAACCGCTGAAGGCTCGGACTTTGTAGCCGGTGATTTTTTGGCTGACGAATTCTTCACCTATTACGGTGCAAAGATCGTTGCCAGGAAGGCTGGCTGCACGGTTCTTCAAGCAACCGGTGCCCCGGTCCAGATCCCGAAGGTAACCGATGCACCGACGACAAGCTGGTTGGCAAACGAGGGCGACACCATCACGGCCGATACAGCCATGAAGACCGCCCAGCTCCAGCTCAACCCGCACTGGTGTGTCGGCAGGGTGCAGCTCACTCAATTCCTCGTCCGGTCGAGTGAGCTTGCTGCTGAGACCATTGTACGCAGGATCCTCGGCGAGGAACTGGCCCGCGCTGTTGACGACGCAATCCTCGAAGGAAGCGGTTCGTCGGGACAGCCAACTGGCATTGCCAATACAAGCGGTGTGAATACTGTAAGCGCCGGTTCGGCGGCAATAACGTTCGACAAGCTCCGCGATTTCATGAAGGAGCTTGAAACAGACGATGTGCCGCTTGACGAATGCGCCTGGTTCATGCACCCGAGGACCTGGTACGGCATTCTCGGGTTCGTGAAGAACTCCGAGTCCAACAATTTCGTGATCAATCCGACCCAGCAGCAGGCGTATTCGCCGAGGCTGTACGGTATTCCCGTCTACACGACCTCAAACTTGACGGTTGACGGAGGTACCGGCAGCAACGAAGCAACGCTTATGCTGGTCCGTGTGCCGGATGTCATTCTCTGCGAGTGGGGCGGGCTTGAGCTGGCTTCGACCTCGGTTGGAGGCGATGCTTGGGCCAAGCACCTCGTGGAGGTGAAGGCTGTCTATACCGTGGATGTCGGGATGATCAATCCCGAATCCGCGTGCGTGTGCACCGATACGACCACGTAATCGCCGCAGCAGTGGCGGTCTGGAGGGGGTCTGAGCGCCCCCTCCCGGCCCCTTTTATAGCGAGAGGAGTACAGCTCATGGCGCTTAAGAAATGGCGCGTCAAACGAAACGGCAGTTTCCGCTATCGTTTTGTCCGGGCAGGCTGGGACGTTTTTTACATGGACGAAGAGGACGTGAACAAATCGGGCCTTAGGCACATTCTCGACGAGCTTCCCTTTGACTTGGTGCCGAAAAGGCAGAGAAAGCCAAAGCCTGCGACACGAGCCATGAAAGGACCTAAGCGGTGTACCGCTTTCGTAGCCCCTGAGGAGGCCAAGTAGTGGATCTTTGCCCTCTTGCCGACGTTAAATCGCTCCTTGGAATAACGAGCAACGACTACGATACGGAGCTCGGTTTGCTTATAAGCGCTGTATCCAAGGAAGCCGAGCAGTTCATGGGGCGGACCCTGGAAACGGGAAGCTACACCGAGATTTTCGATGTCTTCCCCGGGCAGCTTGTCTTCGCTCTGAAGGCTTACCCGGTCTCAAGCATAACAAGCGTCAAGAATGACCCCACTTGGGACTGGGACAACACGGACGATATGGACACCGATGATTACATCACAAACGACGAATTGGGTATCGTCACATTTTATACCAGCACGCTCACACATGGCCGCCAAGCGCTCAGGATCGTCTACACAGGCGGGGTTGCGTCGGACACATCGTCGTTCAAAACGGCAATGCCGGACGTAAGCCACGCGGTGGCCCGGCAGGTGATCTATTACTGGAACACGCGAAAGCGTTTAGGCCAGGTGGCTTCCACGACACTTAGCGGCCAAACCTTGGAGATTGTAGCCGGTGTTGAGTGGCTGCCGGAGGTGAGAAGGACCCTTCTGAGCCATAGGAGGCCCCAGATTTGATCATCGCAACGATCAAATGGCGACACATAAACAGCCTTATCAAAGCGCACCAGCGACTTGCAAGGGGCTTCAGGAAGGGGCTCGGATTCTGGGCGCGACGCACGCTTAAGCTCTTCAGGGCTAAGCTGGGAGCCGGCAGGGGCACGGTGCATAGCCGAAGCGGATCCCTGGCAAGGAGTTTTACCTATTTGGTAAAAGGGACCAACAAGATAGGCACTTTATCGGCGGCGTTGCAAAGCGATGCAGTTCAGGCGCGGTTGCTTGAGTACGGCGGCATAGTCAGGCCGGTAAAGGCCAAAGTCCTGGCGATTCCCATTTGGGACAGAATTAAGCACCGCAAGGTGTTCCGATCGCCTCTACGCCGGACGTTGCCCAAGCATATTAAGCTCTGGAGATCGAGCTCCGGGCATGCCTTCTTGGCTGATATTCGGAAGCGTCCTCCGCGACCCTGGTATCTTCTTGTCCCACAGGCAAGGGTCCGGCCGCAGCTTAGATTCCGCAAACACGTTGAGGGGAGGCTCAGACCGCTTGTAACCGAGCTTGCCAAGCGCGCAAGGGAGGAGCTGAGACGTGGCTGATCCGCTGCTTACGCAGATTATGGACAACATGGTGGCTGCAATCGGCCAGATCAGCCCGACGAACGGGTACGAGCGGACCGTGCGCACAACCTCCCGAATGAGCCTCATGCCTGCGCAGCCGCAATATGATGCCGTTTTCATGGCGGCCGTTTCGGAGGAGAAAACGGACTTGGCGGTGCAGGTTAAGGAATCGAAAGCAACGATTTCGGTTCTCGGCATAGCAAGTGATGCCGACGATACGGTGGACGCAGTGCATAAGCTCGCTGCGGATATAACAAAAGCGTTACATGTGGACCCGACCCGCGGCGGGCTTGCATTGGACACTCGTGTCGTCGGCATTGTTTACGATATATCGGAGGAAGTCGCCCCGCTTGGGGCCTGTAACCTTGAAGTCGAGGTCATTTACAGGCACCGTTTGGGTGACCCGTACACCGCTGTATAAGAGGAGGCATTGAAATGCTCAGCAGGAAGAAACAGCTCGCTGCGAAGGTCGAAAGCACCAAGGGGACCAAGGAGACCCTCGCAGATGCTGACGCCAACATTCTCTGCGATGAGATTTCCGTCTCATTCAGCCCGGAAGAGGTGGTGAGAGACCCACTACGGTCTTCGATTTCACCGCTTGTCTCTCTACCCGGTGCGAAGATCGGGACGATCACTTGCAGGGTGGAGCTTAAAGGCTCAGGCACCGCCACAACCGCGCCCTCTTGGGGCACGCTGCTTCGGGCCTGCGGTTTTGAGGAGACTACAGACGCCGATTCGGTTTACTACACGCCGACAAGTGACGAGGACTCGATCCCGACGCTTACCATTGGGGTCAACAACGACGGCAGACTTGATCTGATCTACGGAGCCCGAGGGAACGTGTCTTTTGAGTTTGCAGCCAACCAGGTTGCCTACGCCACGTTTACCTTCACGGGAATCTTCGACGATACGACGGACTCTTCCATGTGGTCCCCGACGTATGAATCGACGATTCCGGTAACATGGAAAAACGCCTCAATCAGCTTCAATTTCGGGGCTTCGTGGACAACTGCGGTGGTAAGCGCCCTTACGATCGACATGAACAACGAGGTGACCATTCGGCAGGACGCAAACGCCGCTAATGGTCTCTCTTACGCGATCATCACCGCGCGTGACCCTGGTGGAACGATTGATCCGGACAAGGTGCTTGTTGCGACCCAGGACTGGATCAGCCATATAACGACGCCCACAACGGGCACCTTTTCCTTTGACCTTGGCACAAGCACCGGCAATAAGTTGTCGTTCAGCGCGCCCAAGTTTCAGGTCATAGGCCGTGAGGACGGAGACAGGGACGGCGTTGCGGTTGATACGATCACTTTTAAGCTCAGGGCTGACAGCGGCGATGACGAGCTTATGATCGATCACGTGTAACCGGCAATCGAAAGGAGGAATGGCATGATCGTAATCAGTAGGAAGGACAAGCTGGAATACGTTTTGAGAGAGGACCGGAACAGCAAAGAGCCGACCATCTTCGTCTTCAGGCCGCTTACGGCCCGAGAACGCGCTGAGTGCGAAGATGTGCTTACATCAGCGTCTGTTGATCGCTTCCCGATGGGCACCTTTGCATACAAGGTGCTTAAGAACAGCCTTGTCGGCTGGCGGAATCTCAAGGATGACAAGGGCAAAGACGTGCCTTTTGTAACCGATGCCGACGGCAAGGTGACGGACGAATGCCTTGCGTTGCTCAGCACAGCGCAGCGTTTTGAACTTTCAGACGCTGCCTGGCGGTTCAACGAGCTCGGGGAGGACGAGGTAAAAAACTGAAGTTGGCTGCAGAGCTGATCACCGGCTCTGCAAAGGTTCCGAGGTGCGAAAGATGTCCGCACGCAACGCGCGGGACAGCCTGGTGCAAAGAGAACTGTCCTATAGCGAAGATTCCCTCCAGAGCTCTTTGGATCGCCCAGATGGCATCGTGGGTGGAAGCGGGCATCCTGCCCGAGTCCGGCGGCTTTTTGGACCAGCCCTATAAAACCATGGCGGCTATAGGCATTGTGCTGGGCAGAAAGGCGGAACTTGAGAACGAAGAGCTTAGGAGGCAGGAGCGGAAATGGCAGACCCGACGCTGAGAGTCGTCGTTAAGCTCGACGACCGGTTCACGGCCTCATTCAGGCGGTTGGTGAGCGTCGCCAAGGCCGGCGCAATGCAGATAAAGGCCGCCATGGCACCGATCAGCTCGCCGCAGGCTGTAGCTTCGGTCGCCCAGATGTCGGGGTCCTTGAAGGTCCTCAGCGCTCAAATGGCCAAAACGGGCGCTATAGCTCAAGGCGCTATGGGCCGAACCGGTCAGAGCATTCAGCATGCCACCCGCAGACTTAAAGAGCAGCATGTAGCGCTCGGCGTCTGGGTCAAGCGCTGGTCTCACAGCCTTTTCTCGATCAGGCACCTCACCAGAGCGGTTCTTGTGACTTTCCTTGGCCGGATGTTGCTTGAGACCGGAACAAGGCTGCAGACCTTGGGACTGGCGTTTAGGAATCTTGCAGCCAGGATCCAGGCCGAGCCAATAAAAGCATTTAAAGCGTTTAGAGATGCATTACACGGAACGGTTTCGGTGATGGACTCTTACCGCTTGGCCAACCAGGCGATTATGCTTGGGGCGGTTAAGAGCAAAAAGGACCTTGTGGAGCTTGCAACTATCGCAAGACGGCTTGGCCAAGCGGTTGGAATGGACACCACCCAAGCCTTTGAGCAGTTGACAACAGCATTGGGGCGTCAATCGACCAAAATTCTCGACAACCTCGGAATCGTTCTCAAGGCCGAGGAAGCGTATGAAATTTACGCCGACCGGATCGGGAAGACGGCCAACGAATTAAGCGCAGCAGAGAAGCGCGTCGCTTTTATCACCATCGCGCTTGAACGTAGTAGAGACATCCTCAGCGTAATGGGCATGGACATTGAGACTGCTGCCACCAAATGGCAGCAATTCAAGGCCGCTGTTGACGATGCCGCGACAGCTATTGCGCGGATTGGCAGCAGGGTCTTGTTGCCTCTTATCCGGGAAGCGGCCCGAGGGCTTCATGCCATTGCAGAGGCCATTGGCGCGACTGAAGACATACAAATGCAAGCTGAGGAGATCCTGCAAGGAATCGATCTCAGCGGAACCCGTTTTGAGCGCGGGTTTAGGTTGGTGACAGATTCCGCGCTGAGGGCGGCCCAGGGGATCCTTGCGGTCAAGGTCAACACGGACAGCCTTAGCTATACACAACGCAAGCTGGTTGAAGGCTGGAGGAGAATGGCCGCAGAGACCAAGAAAACGATCGAGGCGATGCTGAAACCGCTCCGAGGCGAAGGTGTCGGCAGGGAAGCAATGGAGCGCGTTTATTCGCAGCTTACCGCCTTCGCGAAGCAACTCAGAAACATTCGTGAGATGATCGGCGAATTTGCGGAAAGCGCGGAGGCGATCTATCCGAGATTGCAAGCCATCAAAGAGTTTGAAAAGACACTTGGAGACGCTTACCGACGCGGAAGAAGCGTCCTTGATGATATAAAAGCTGATGCAGAAGCGTTGAAAGGCGAGCTCCAAATGCTCTTTGGCTTCGGACCGATTGAGGAATTCGGAGGGAAAAGGGCCGAAGAAATCGCGCGCGAGTGGGAGGAGAATGAAATCCTGCGTGAAAGGAAACGACTGCTTTCGGACATTCTAAACATCAACGTCAATATCAAGGACCAGCTTACTCAACTGGCCGAAGGATACAGAAACTTTGGCGACAACGTCAGGGCGACGGTAGTAGGCATGTTCAGGGCGATGGAAGGAACCGTGAGGTCCGTCGTATCGGACGCGATTCTTGGCAGGTTAAGAAGTGCGAGAGATTACCTGCGAAGCCTTCTGGCTCAGATTGGCGGCCTGGCGGCAACCGCCCTTTTCAAAATGGTAATGGCACCCGCTCTAAGTCCGATAGCGGGCTTTTTCAAGGGGCTGCAGCACGGCGGGATTGTGACCAAACCCACGCTGGCCCTGGTAGGTGAAGCTGGTCCCGAGGCGGTGATACCATTGAGACGACATGGAGCGACCGCAGCGCCGGGATTTGGTGGTAACGTAAATGTAACATTCAACATTCAAGCTATGGACGGCCCAAGCGTTGAGCGCACTCTTATGCAGCACCAGCGGACTATTGCTTCGATCATTCGGAAGGCTGTACACAGTGACCCTGGTTTCAAGCTGACGGTTAAGGCATGAGCACCGATTTTATTTGTCAAGTAGGACCAGGACAGGCCGATTATACGTCGCTGGCATCTTTCATTGCGGCTTTGCCGACCGACCTCACTACAGCCAAGGTCTTCTCGCACGGAGGAGTTACAGGCACAATATCGGACGGAGATTCTGTTACCGGCGCAACAAGCGGGGCTACGGCCACCGTCGTTCACTGCACAAGCAGCCAGATTTATCTTCACAGCATAAGCGGCACCTTCCAGCCCGGGGAGAAGGTATACGTCGATGCCAACAACTATGTTTACATAAGCGATTCCGGCGATGTGGCCAATCCGTATGCGCAGGTTGCAACAAACGGCTCTGCTGATTCGGCCCTAACGATCTCGGGGATTACGACGTCTTCTTCAGCGAAGATCAAGATCCGTGCAGCAACGCCGCCTAAGGGGGTCTGGAGCTCCGGACTCTACAGAATCGAGGGTGCCGCTTATAAGATGCTTTCAATCAGTGTAGACCATGTGGAGCTTTACGGCATCCAGATATACGGAACTACAAGCGGCAACACTTACGGCATTTATCTCACCGGGCAATCAAGCTCAAGCGAGATCCTGGTTGACCGGTGTATAATCCGGTTCAACGACAATAACAACAGCAGCTATTGGCGTCGCGGCATAAGGGCATACAGCACGAACGTTAACCTCAAGGTCCGCAATACGATCATATATGACGCAAGGAATTCAACAAACAACGCCTGTGCTGGCATCTACTGGAATGGTGGGAGCGCTGCATATATTCACAACTGCACGATTCATAATTGCTATTTCGGGATTTATTCCACCGATTCCACCATTACCGTAAAGAATACGATCACTAATGATTGCGCGAACGGCTTTTCAGGCTCCTTCAGCGCAAGCTCTGATTACAACGCTTCGGATATTTCAGGTGACGCGCCCGGTTCCAACTCCAGGAACGGCACTGACGGCGTCGTTACGTTTCGGGATGAGTCAGGCGACGATTTTCACTTAGGTTCGACCGATTCAAACGCAAGGGGCAACGGGACCGACCTAAGCAGCGATGCCAACCTGGCTGTTACCGAAGATTGCGACGGCATCGATTTAACTGATATTTCGTCTTGGAATATCGGAGCCGACCAGGATATTCCCTGTGTCGCCGCTGTGAGCTTGCCCCAGCTCAATGTAAATGGAGCGGCGCAGATTGCCACCGAGTGGGAGACAAGCGGTGCGTCAACGCTGCCGCAACTGCTGATAACAACTGATTCTGTTCTAAGGAAGCAATACTCCGTGTCTCCGGCAGTTGAGCTTAACCAATTTAAAGTTGAAGCCGCGACCTCATGGACAAGAACGGGCGTCGTCTACGAATATGAAACCTGGCCATTGCATCCCGAATATCCCTGGTCGGAGATTTACCAGTACGACGTTCTGACTTCGCCTACAAATTACGGCATCATAAAGAGACGCGCTCGGAACCAGCGAGCACGACGCTCATGGCGATTTATCAACAGAAATGCCTTTTCAGACGAGGCGGAGGTGTTCAGGGCCTTTGTGCGGGATCATGCCGGCGGCAGCAGGCCCTTTTACATAGAAGTGCCCGATGTCGTGCCCAGGCCCTGGATGGCTCCCACCCTTGGCGTCACAACAGGCGGAAACATTCCAAGTCAAAGGACACTTTATGTAGGGTACACTTGGCAGGGCGTAAGCGGCGAAACGCCAATATGTTACAACATTGACTCGATAACGGTTCCTGCCAATTACAAGCTGACCGTCACAGTGCCGGTTTTTCCTCGGGGCGTCACTGCTGCTGGCGTCTATGTGGGCGTTTCGGCGAATGATCTCAAGTATCAGGGCGTCATCTCGGAATCCGGCGGCACCTGGACCGAACCGGACGCAGGCTATAACACAAGCGGGGCCAATCCTCCTTCCGTCAATTCGCTCAGCGAAACCGTGCTTGTCACTCTCGCCGATAACGAGGCCACGAAGAATGCGGCCGGCAGGTGGACGCTAAGCGCCACATTTGTGGAGCTTTTCCCGGCCACCAAGAAGGCGGTATACGGCACCGGATATATCTCCTTGCCCAGCCTAAATTCTTCAGCCTCTGCGAAGCTACAGCCTAACAAGGCAAGCGCTGAGGTTACGCTACCGGCTCTTATCGCTGCAGCTACGGCAAGAGATCAAACAGCCCGTGGTGCTGTGACTTTGCCGGCCTTGACCTCTTCTGGCTCCTGTACGAGCCCTGTAGCGAGCACAGGATCGGTGGAGTTGCCGCAACTTTCAGTTTCGGCCTCCGCCTCGGCCGGACTTGTAGGTGACTGGTATGTTGATCCTTCAGGTGATGACAGCAACCCGGGAACATCTTCTGAGCCTTTTCAGACCATAGGACGCGCTGTCCAAGCGGCGCAATCTGGCGAGACGATCATCGTCCGAGCAGGGACTTATAACGAAAGCGTTGAGCTTCTGCGCGACAATGTGACAATACGTTGCGAAGACGGGGCGATACTGGAGACAAGCGATACGTACGGCATCTGGGGGGACTATCTCACCGGCATCACGATAGACAACCTTGAAGTAACCGGTCCGTCACAGGGCATCAGATGCTACCGGGGAGATTCCTGGACGATTGAGAATTGCCACGTCCATAACTGCTCTGAGCGGGGGATAGCTGTTATCGGGCAGAATGACGGGTGGACTTACTACCATGGATCAGGCCATGTCATCCGGAACAACTTGATTCATCACATCTATCACAATTCGGAAGCTTTCGGGATCTACGCTTCCAGGCTTACCGAGTCTCAGATAACCGGGAATACCATTTACCTTTGCCGGAAGGAGGGCATTCGGACCATCCGCTGCAAGGGTGTCACAACCTCGGACAATTACATTTTCCGCTGCTGGACTGGCATATCGCCCGAGGAGGATAGCTCGCACCTTACGTTTATCAACAACTGGATAATCGACTGCGACATAGGTGTATACTTCAAGAAGGTGACCGACGACATCGGGCCTAACTATTTTACCCACAACACCGTAGAAGACTGTGGGATAGGCTTCTGGCTCAGCAGCCAAACACCTGCAACGACAGGCTGGCGGATTCGGTTCAATCTGTTCAAGGGCGCTTATGAAACGTTCGCTATTCTCCAGGCCCAGAGCGGCAATGTGCTTGATTACAACATGTACTGGGACAGCAATTCAGCTTGGCATCTCTGGGTTGACGATGACTCTTACTCCGGGGTTGAAAGCGGTCAAGACAATTCCTGGGACAGCTTAGCCGAGCTTCGTGCTGACACCGGATTCGAGCAGAATGGCACCATGTATGACCCGAGCACGGTGGACGATTACGGCTGCTCTGGCGTAACGAGCTCAGCAAGCGAGGAGTTTACCTATTACCCTGCAACTGCAATCGACGCCTCGTCGAATACCTCGACCATGCAGCGGGGCACCGACAGGGGCAGGTTATCGATCTGGAAAGCCGCAAACGACTCGAACGAGTATTTGATCATAGATCTTGGCTCCACCAAGACAATCAATTATGCCTTTTTGCTGCCCTGGGCTCACGATACACCTTATTCATATCAGAACCCGAAGAACGTTACGATAAAGGTCTCAACAGACAACCTTTCTTACACGACCGTGGCTTCTCGGACAAACGATTCCAAGGGCGCAACGCATATTTATAGCCTCGGTGACGTAAGCGCCCGATATATCCGGCTTGACATAACCGATTCTCAGGCTTCCGGGTATGACATTTGGGTGGCTGATTTCTTTGTGGGGTATGTTGGATGAGCTACGCCACTTTACCTTCACATCTTGCACCTGACTTTGCTTTCCCCGAGGTTGCTGACAATCGCGTTATCAGGGTGGAGTTCGAGTCCGGCGATATTCAAATGTGGCCGAAGTGGCGACAGGGTATTCGCAAGTGGACGTTGCAGTGGAACCACGCCACCAAGGAGCAGACCCAGGAGCTCAGGGCGTTTTTCCTGGCGCATTTGGGGCCTCTTACGCCCTTTTACATTTCGCTGCCCGACACTGTGCCGGCTCCTGCGGCGGAAGTGGAAGTGGATTTTGTGCAAGCGGGCAGCATGAGCCAGAGAACGCTTGTTGTGGCAAAGACGTGGGCCGGGGGTGCATCCAAGGAGACCGATATCGGAGACTCGGCCAAAACCGTGGTTTGTCCGGCATCCCACGTACTGAGGGTCAAGGTGGGCATTCTGCCCCGGTCGGCAACGGGCGCTTACATTTATGTAGGCACAAGCATAAATGACCTGCATAAACAGGCTGCATTGGTAACCGATCAGTGGACGGAGCCTGACACAGGATATGACACGGGCGGTGCTGCTCCGCCGAGCTCAAACAATTTCACCGAGTCACCGCTTGTCAACGTGCTTGAGGACTCCATTTCGTTTGAGCAGAATTTCATCGACGATTACACCATAAAAGCGGCCGTGATTGAGAACCCGGAGGCGTCATGAGGTCGATAGATCCACGGCTGATTGTCCAGAAAAACAAGCTGTACTCGACCCAGCCTTGGATCATGCTTTTCGAGCTGGACTTTGACGATGGCACGTACCTCAGACTGGCGGCTTATCCTGACGATGTGACCTGGAATGGGCATGTTTGGACAGGTTTTCCGCTTTGGGTGGACGCCAGTACGGAAGATTCTTCCGGCGCGCTCAGTGAACTGCAGGTCCACGTTGCGAACCAGGACAGAACGGTTTCGGCCTATTTGGAGAATACGGATCTGGCGGGCAAGCAGGTAACGCTTTACATTGTGCACAATGAGCACCTTGACGTTACGGACGTGCCGGCCTACACGTACAGAATAAGCGCTATTGTCACGACAGATGAAGTAGCGACGTTTACCCTCGGCCATGAGCGCCTGCTTGTCTTGAAGCTGCCTCGCCAGCGGTTTATACGGAATAAGTGTCGGTTTCGGTACAAAGATTCACGTTGCCGCTACCCGAACTCATATTTCGACAGCGTTGAGAAGATGGACTTCAAGTCAGCCGGGGACATTCAGACCTGGTCTTGGCGGGCCAAGAATATGGCGCATGCAACCAGGTGCAACATTGACATTGACTATCCCGGCGAGCTTGTTATTCAGTCCGACAGCGAGAACGGCGTTTACACCGCTTGGGACAACACCTTCACCGCGCCCTACATTTACAAGACTTTTACCGGTGATATTGACGCCTATTGCGATATTGCGTTTGTCATAGGTCGTGACGGCAAGTATGGGGGCATGTTTTTCATCATGGACGACGGAGCCCCCAGCAAATGGTTTGCGATTCGTCGCTGCACAAGCGGCGATTCTGTCGTCCACACGATCGCCGGATCCAGCACGATTGTTGCTGAGAGCTACCAGATGCCCTACTGGCGGCTCGTATTCGACGGCAAGCAGGCAAGCGTATATCATGGCAGCCCGGGTAATTGGATCCTGCTTGACAGCCGTTTACGGGCTGATATAGCTGACACAATAAGAATCGGCTTCTGCGCTTTTAACACGGTGCAGGGCACAAGCGTCGCTCAGCGTTGGAGCGCTTTTTACGTGACAAGCGGCGGCCTTGCGACATGTGACCTCACCTTGGAGGGGCCTAATGGCTGCAGAGCGCATAACAACACGCGAAACTTCGGCGGCTTCCCGGCGATTCCCGAGGGACGCATCTATCTATAGTCCGCTTTTGGGATCGCCGTTCAAGTGGGGCGGTAAGTCGCCCGAGGAAGGCTTCGACTGCTGGGGCCTTGTGGTTGAAATCTACAAGCGCCTCGGCGTGGACATTGAGGCGACGCTGAAGTACCAAGGCCCGGAATCCGCGCCCCGGGAGGTGCCCGAAGGCGTAGAAAGAGCATGGGAGCCTGTCAGGGGCGCTCTTGAAGTTTGGGACGTTATAACCTTCGCCCCGCTTCGGGAAGGAGACCCGCCGCATGTGGGCGTTTACGTCGGGAATCTCAGAGTGGTTGAGGCCACCCCGCAGTTTGGGGTGGTCGCCCGCAGAATCGGCCGTAGGAAGATCTTAGGAGTTTATAGATGGCGCGGGTAGTCCTTGTTGAGAACCCCTTTTCGGCCCGCGTAATAAGCGTAAGAGACGTTCCTGCAGACGCTCCGCTTGGGCTTTTTCTTCCAGCCGATTGGCAGCGGGAGAATGTGGCCGGCGTTTTGAACGGCAAGCAGTTCAGCGCCCGCGATATAAGAACGCTCAGACTTAGTGACCAGGATATCTTGACCCTATGCAGACTTCCCGGCTGGGCCACGCCGCTTGTAACGTTGCCGCTTATCGGAACCATAACCGTCGGCAACGTGATTGTAGCCGGCACCCTCCTTGCTCTTTCGGTTGGAATGCCGTTCGTAACGGCCGCCATGGGGCCTAAGCCTGAGAATTTGGCAACTTATGACAACTCGGAACAGTCCCCTACTTACGGCTGGGCGGGGATACAGAATACGACACGAAACGGCACGATAATTCCGCTTGTCTACGGAAAGCATAAAGTAGGCGGCCAGGTAATCGCAGCTTATACGCAGGTAGAGGGCAACAATGAGCACTATCTGTACGTGCTGCTTGGGCTTGCAGCAGGGGAAATCGAAGCCATAAATCGCTGTACTCAGGACCGGGATGCAATTCAGTCCGGCAGTTTGCTTGAGGACCTGAAACTCGACGACAATTCAGCTTCTGAATACGAAGGCATCCAGGTTTACTACAGGCTGGGCTCATGGGAGCAGGAACCGATCCCCGGGTTCCGTCGGTCGCATATCCAAACCTCGATCAACACAGAGCTTCAATACGATTCTGCTTATATTCATACGGCCAACACGCCGATCCAGGAGATTACGTTTCAAATCCGGTTTCCAAGCGGCCTTTACATGCGGGACAGCAAGGGAGCGATACGACAGTATGATGTCGATTTCCTCATAGAGAAAAAGCTCCCCTCGGAGACGACTTGGACGACTGTTGGCACATATACGGCATCGGCCAGAAATACGTCCCAATACAACTATGAGATCCGCATTCCCGGCTTGGACTTGGCTTCTTATCAGTTCCGGATCACCAGGCAGACTCAGAATGACGCCGAAGTTTCGGCAGCTCAGGGCCTTTATCCTGTCTCAAAGTCATACCTGCTTGCGATAACCGAGACGACTTATGATGACGTTGCCTACAAAGGCGTGGCGCTTCTTGGCCTAAGAGCGCTTGCTACCGAGCAGCTCAACGGCCGAATGCCCAGGATAACGTCGATCATTTACGGCAAAAAAGTTAAGCGGTATAAGCCGGGTGACCTTTTCGGCCCGGATACGCAGCAGGACTTTACGACCCTTACAACCGGTTCTGACGCAATTCCGGGCCACTGGGGATGGCATGTAGAAAAAGTCAACAAGCTGGACATCGCAAGCACCCATGTACCAAGCGCCTACTCGCTTACGCTTAAGCACAAGCCGGAAGCCGGAAGCTACTACTGGGCGCAGCTTACAGTTCCTTATGTGTACAAGAAGATCTACGGCGACTTCGACCTCCGCGTGAGGGTTAACTGGAAGGACGGTTATTCGGTCGCTGGTCGCGGAGTTATGCTGCTTGTCAGAATGACGGATCCGGCGCATAACTTCTCCGCTTTCGGACTTAAGACGGATTCAAGCGGGACGTTGAAGCTTTTTACCAGGGCGAATGTGGCTGATGCTCCAACTACTTGGCACGGCGATGCGCCAAGCAATGACATTTACCTGAGAGCTGTCGCTGATAGCGATACTGGCAGTCTTACCTTTTATGCCTCCACGGATGGCGAAACTTGGACCCAGTACGGCGACAGCTTGCCGTGGTATAGCGATTATCAGCCCTGGGATGTTGGGATCTGCCTGGAGAAGGAAGACAGCGGCGATGAGACGGACTTCACAGCGGTGGTGAAAGAGTTTGAGTTCGCCGATTCCACCTGTTACTCGCTTGAATGCAGCAACAACCCGGCGTGGGTTATATATGACCTGCTTACTGATGATCATTATGGTGCCGGGGCTTATATCTCGGAATCGGATATTGACCTTGAGTCGTTTCTCGCTTTCGCGGCTTACTGCGATGAACAAGTAACTGACGGCCGCGGCGGCCTTGAAGCTCGATATCGCTGTGACGTTGTCATTGACAGCGCTAAGTCCATTTGGGAGCAAGCGTTGGGACTTCTTGAGAATTACAACGCCTCCCTGGTAAAAGTCGGAAATACGATCCGCGTGGTCTATCTACACGAGCAGAGCCCGGTACAGCTTTTCTCCATGGCTAATATCGCCAAGGGCTCATTTTCGGTTACGTATGCTGCAAAAGAGCTCGGCGCAAATTACTGGGAGCTTCAATTTCTCAATGCTGAGAACGACTGGGCGCAGGATTACGCTGTTTACCAGGACCCGGATCTTGAGACCGCTGAGCCGTTGCGGGGAAAGACTGCAAACCTGTATGGCGTCACCCGGCCTGGGGAAGCCTTCAGGGCGGCGCTTTTCAGGTGTAAGCAGAATCGCTATCAGAGAAAGCTAATCAAGTTTTCAACAGGCGTTGAAGCCATAGTTTGCGAGCCTTACGACGTAATCTCGGTGCAGCACGATGTGCCACGCTGGGGCGTTTCCTCGGGACGTGTTGTTACCGCTACAGGATCGACAATCACCTTGGATAAGCCTGTGACGCTGGAGGAAGGCAAAAGCTACGAAATCAAGGTCAGGCATAACGATGACTCGATTGAGACAGCAACGGTTGTGATCAACACGCCCGGGACCTATTCGACGCTGCAGGTTTCAGGCTGGACCTCGATTCCCATTCCTGACGAGATGTGGGTCCTGGGTCAAACATCGATTTCCACAAGCGAATTCGTAGTTACGAGGATCGAACGCACAGGCGATCTTGAATGCACAATCGAAGCTGTCGAGTACAACCCGGCCATTTATGACCCGACGATCACTCACGTGCCGTTTGTAAGCCGCAGTGAGTTGCCGGATCCGCGCAAACTGCCGGACAACGTTTCTGAGGTGCTCCTGATGGAGCGTACACAGCTCCGACGGGATGGCACGGTGAATATCGCAATCGAGGTGGCTTGGCCGGCTGCATCCGGGGCTGATAAGTATGAAATCTGGTTCCGGGAGTATGGCAGGGCTGCTTGGATTTACGCCGGCGAGACTTCATCGCTGCATTTCACGATCAACGACCGCATAACCGAAGGGTCCCCGTATACCAGCACCGATCCTTTTGTTGAAGGCAACAAGTACGAAGTTGCGGTCGTTTCTGTTTCTTCTTTCGGGGCCAAGCGGCGACCGGATAACAGCCCCAGGCAGATAATCACGATAAAGGGCAGGGAGTCGGCCCCGTCTAACGTGGATTCCAGCTCAATCAACATTGCCCGCGTCGGGACGGTGCTCTCAATAAGCTGGGACGCTGTGGATGATAAGGACCTGAAGGGTTATGAGGTCCGCTACGCTGAGTCCGCGTCATGGGATGACGGCGTTGTAATGGCAACGAACATTCCGACGCCTTACCTTGAAACAGTCAATTTCCCGGTTGGGACTTGGTATTTCATGGTGAAGGCGATCAACACAAGCGGCGTTTATTCGCTGCAGGTTGCTTCGTTGCAGTACACGGTCCCCTCGGGGACGGACGAAACACTCGACTGGAGCCGAGATGAACGCGCGTTGAGCTGGCCTGGTACCAAGAATGCGCTGTACGAATCCTCAGGGGATCTGGTCGTTTCTTCCGGGTTTACCTCCGCCTTTTACATGACGCCTTCAATCGACACCGGTTCAGTGCACACGCAGCGGCTGCGGGCGGCGATTGCCGGAGAGCAGATTGTCGGCGGCTACACCTGGGACCAGGCAACTTTCGCCTGGGATAGCGACACGGCCAAGGCGCTTACGTGGGATACCGCACAGATAGGGGAAGTTGCGACCCTTGAGCTTTACGTCCGCTATGGCGATACCGAGAATGACATGCTGAATAGTGAATTTGAGCCTTTCCGGGCGGGGGAATTCAATACCAGGTGGTTCCAATTTCTGCTTGCAATCCGGCTGGACTCGGAGGCTGTCGGCGGTAAGATTACGCAATTGAAAGTGGAGGCGTACACATGAGTCAGACCTGGGAATCAATAGACGGCTCGGAATACTTGTCGGACACCCGGCAGGAAATCGTCAATAACTTTGAGACGCTTCGGAGTTGCTTTTCGGGGACTGACTTCCCAAGCTCCCCCGTGGCCGGGCAGCTTTTCTTCCGAACCAGCGACAAGACTTTCTGGATTTATGACGGCTCCAACTGGTGGCAGATAGGAGCCGCTACAGCTCACTACATGGGCAACCTGCCCCGGGCCGGCGGAGATTCTTACCCCATGAGCGGCGACCTGAACGTAGGAGGAAACAAGGTCGTCAACATGGCATCCCCGACTGATGACAGCAATCCGGGCGACGCTGTCAACCTCGCTTACTTGAACTCCGTGATATCGGGCCACCACCACACCGGGGCAAGCAATGATGGGCCGAAGATTGATGTGGTGGACCTTAACGGAAACGAGCGTGGCGTTCAAGGCTCAACTGGCACAACGAACGTCACCGGCGAGGTCACACTGGAAAGCAAATCAGTGACCGTGATTTCGACCGCAACAGGTTCTGAGACCAAAATTGTCCTTGCTGGCTGCTTTTATGAACTAAGCCTTACTGGTAGTGCTGCATGGGCCATCCGGAGAGGGTCTACTGATTTAGCAAATGGCAATCTTCCGTTCATAACTTACACGTATGGCGAGGATTCATACCGCGCCGGGTGGTTGACTTACGCGGTTGAGGATACCCCCGGAAGCGGCACTTACACGTACTCCCTGGTTGTGAACACTTCATCCCTTGGCGTTTTTTCGCGCAGTTTTTTGGTCGTTTTGTAGCGAGAAAGGAGGTGCTGGATGCCTACACTCAGCACTGCAGCCCGGAACGCCGCATGCGACGCTGTCGTTGACCTGATCGACGGCGGCAGCGGCTCAAATGGCGCTATCAAGTTTTTGGACTCAAGCGACACGGTGCTTTGCACCTGCAACATGAGCAATCCTGCCTTCGGGTCGAGCTCTAACGGTACAGCTACGGCCAACTCGATCTCAAGCGGGACAGTCGGCACAAGCGGCACCATTGCCAAAGTGTCGATCCGGGACACGGACGATACCGAGGTCATGGAATGCACGATCACCGTGACCGGGGGCGGCGGGGAGTTTGAAATCGGAAACTTGACCGTCAGCTCCGGTGATACTATCGTGATATCCAGTTTCACGGTGACAATGCCTCAGAGCTAAAGGAGGCTGACCGATGGATAGGAGGATCAGCTCGGTTGCCCAGCTTATCCCGAAGCCCAAGCTGGACTCCAAGGGCTGGGCGGTGGTGGACGTGGACAGCATGCCCAGGGAGCTTGTCGAGCTCCAGATTCTAAGCCTTTGGCCTTACGTGGGGGGCTTCACGTTCGTGTTTGATGACGCGCCCAGCGCTGTCAGCGATTACATTATGGATCTTCAGGAGGCTGGCCAGAGGGTCGTCCGCTCGTATTTGCAAGCCCCCTTCCCGGATCAGAACACGGAAAGCGTTTGGGCTGCTGTAGCCGGCGGGTTCCGGTACTGCAT